AAGTTAGTATCAGAGCTCAAGTATATGTGTCAAATTTAAGAAGACTTAAAAATGTGATGGAGCGTATTGCAAAAGATGCTCGTGAAAAAACTAAACTTATCACAGATCCAAAGTCTTCAGTTGATGCGATGTATGCCCTCACTAACTATAAAGAGCTTGGTAGTTACTGGAATAACTATATCAGGTTTGCTATGGATCAAATAGACAATCCTGAAAACAATGAGTACATAGGAACAGATTCTCCTTTGTACAGTCTTGTTACAAGTATTAGATCTGAAATAGAAAAATTAAATGCTGAGGTTAACAAAGTAAACTCAGCTGCAATCGGTCCTGTTTTATATGAGCAGCTTCAACCAATGGCCGAGGCTATAGATGAGAAGTATGAGAGAAACTTCAAGTTTCTAGAGGATAGAATTGCAAAAGCAGAAGGTTCAAAAAAAGCAGGTCTTGAAAAAGACTTAGCAAAACTTAAGGAAAAGTATGAAGCTATAAGACTTACACCAGAAAAGTTCAAGATGATTTTATCTGGGGAGCTTGGTGATGCGGGTCAATTTAACAGCTTATTAGAAGGTTATCTGCACAACCAAGATCCGGTTACTGCATCCTTTGCTATGTTTACTAAAAACAACCTTGCCGATGTAGATCTAAACTTTTCTAAGTTCCAAAGAAAGTTCAATAAAGACATTGGGCCTAAGATGCGTGCTGCAGGTTTAGATAATCCTCTTGACCCAGCTGCAGTAGGTAGAGCAACTACTTTTTTAGATAAGAGTTACATGATTAATGAAGATGGTCGTGTAGAACAATATCAAGTTTACAGCTTCATTTCTCCAGTAAAAGACTATAGATACACTACTGCTATAAAAGAGCAAGAGATTGAGGACATGCGTCTAGAAGCTCAAAAGTCAGGTGACAAAGCTAAGATTGATGCTTGGATAAAAGCTAAATCTGATTATAAAAAGTATAAAGTAAAATACTTTTGGCAAGAGTACTCTCCTGAAGTATATGAGCCCGACTTTGTAATTGATGAAACACCAGAAGGACGTGAAGCAAGAGAAGAGTATAATGATAAATGGAATGAGATAAATGCTATTGATAAAACTTTCTATAGTGATCCTAATGAGTATCAACAAGCACTAGAGCGTAAAAAAATATTACAGCGAGAGCAGTCACAAATGCTTTCTTCAAAGTATTCTGATAACACACCTAAGTCTGAAAGAGATGCTAAAAAAGCTGAGCTCTTACGTAACTGGATAAACGAGAAAAGAAAGTTTAGAAAAAGAGTATTAAGACAAGGAGCATTTCAAACTGCAATTACAGACTTTATGCAGAACCTTGTTAACTCTGGAGTAGATCAGACTTCTGACGAGTTTACATCAGCAGTGAAAACATTTATTAGTGAAAACACTCAGATAAAATATACTGAGGAGTACGATAATAAAGTTAAAAATATTAATGCTGAGATAGCCAAAATAGATAGTAAGTATCCTAAGGAGGGTCGTAATACCTTTGGTGAGGATCAGCAGTATATCCGAGATATTCAAAAACAATATACAGATCCTGAGACAGGTGAGTTATTAGGTCAAGAAATACCTGAAGATGTTGTTAAAAAAGTTAAAGAGGCTCAAGATAGAATTAATGCGGCAAGAAAGAATAAAGCAACTAGAACTTTATCAGAGGATGATGCTAAAACGTATAATAAAATAAAGGATTTATTTGATTATAACAGAGCTAACCCTAATAATAAAAAAAGAATAACTGAAGAAGATATAGATGAGTTTAATAGAATCAGTGCTCTTTTACAACCAACTAAGTTAAGTAAGGCTGATAGAATTGCGCGTAATGCTCTATATGCTGAGTTAGCAAAGCTTCGCTCTAAAGTAGTAAGTGAACAATACTTAGATATATGGAACACACTTCTTCAAGATTTAGATACTGATGATCTTTATGCTTATGTCAATTCTAGAATTATAACAAGAGATAATATAGACCTTGTATTAGAGAATGTTCAGTTATTACAAGACCTTAGTTTACAAGGTAAGCAAGATGGTACACCTGATGAGCAAATTCAGTACGCAAGTTCTAGAAAACTAAACAAGTTCTTACTAGATAACCACTCTCTAGTACCTAAATATGAGAATGGTAAAAATATGGGTTATGATGTGTATGAGCCTATAGATATATGGAGAAGACTTGCACCTTCAGATGAGATATCATATATGCAAACTACATATACCGATCTTAATGGTAATGAGGTTGCTATTCCTAACAGAGCGCCTAGTGCTGCTTACTGGTCAAGTATTGTAGATCCTAAGTACCTAACTCCTTATGAGGTTGGTAGAACTGTAGACAACACGGGTCGTGGTTCAAAAGCATGGTTGCCAAGAGCAAAAGAAGATGATGCCCCTGCAGATAGCCCGTTTATTAATGAGTTGTACTATGATATTAAAGAGAATAACACACCATTATTTGATTTACTTCAGTCAATTAAAAGACTGCATCTAGAACAACAAGAAAAGAAACCTAGAGGTTCTCGTCTTTACCTTGATGCACCTAGATTCCGTATTGAAGGTGGTTTAGTTGGTGGGTCTGTTGAGCAGTATAGAGATCTTAAGAATGCACCAACCAGATGGTGGCAAAACGTAAGAGACTTCTTCAAGGTTGCTAAAGATGACGTGGACCAAGAGGGATTAAATCCTATGGTTCAAAAAGGTATAATGTTAGGTGACTTATTTGATGATGACAATGATGGTATACCTGTTCACGGTATTTCTCAGATTGAGCATGAGAATGTAAGTCTAGAAGTAACTAATACCATCTTAAGATACGGCTATTCACTTGAGATGCAGAAAAAGCTACTCGAGATTAATCCTATTGCTAAAGCGCTTAAAGACACATTGCGTGATCCAAGAACAGGTGACTACAGAACAATACAACCTATTCAGAAAATGAATAAGAAGTATGCTGTTGGTGCTAATGATTGGTTAGATGATAAAACGTCAAGTAAAAGAGCTAAGAAAGGTAAAAACCTTAGAGCTAAAAACATTGACAACTTCTATGAGTGGGTGTACCTAGGTAAAAACAATACCGGTTTTGGAAGTCAAAAGTGGATTGTTAATCTCACTAATAAATTGTTTAAGAGAGCTTCTTTAGGATTCTTCGGTTTAAATATAGACAGTGCATTAGTAAACTACTTTGATGCTATTATACAAAACAATATTGAAGCCGCTGCTGGGAAGTATATGAATATGCTTAGTTACCAAAAAGGTTTAGCTAGAGCTTCTATGGTAATGGGTAATCTTAGTTGGAGTCTTTATCACGATGAGGGTGACAGACCATTGGACTTACAAGTGTCAATGATATTTGATCCTGGCCAAGGGATGTTTAAAAAACATTTGGGTAGAGATCTAACAAGAAACCTTGCAAGAGACGCAGCTGAAATGACTTGGTTAACAAGTACACGTCAGTGGTTAGATATGCAAGCACAGATGTCTGTACTTTGGGGTATGCTTAGTCATAAGAGAATTCCTCAAATGGACGGAACTACAGAGAAAATGATCAACTATTCAGATGCCTGGGAGATTAAAGATGGTGTTGCCACACTTAAAGAAGGTATTGATTTAGAATATGGTGCTCCTGTGAACCACATTATAGCAGCTAATGATACACTAGAAAGCATTGCTGAAAAATACAATGTACCTATTGAGAGACTTAGAGAGTACAACAGACTTAAGTCTGATGATCTTGAGCTTCTTGATAAGAAAACAAAAGATGCATTTATTATCTCTAAAGGTACAGAGTTTAAAAAGTTTAGAAACCAGGTGCAAGGTGTTATTACTAATGTCAATGGTGCTTTTGCTACTCTAGATCAACCTGAAGCAAACCGCTATGTTGTGTATAGATACATCAACTTCTTGCAAAAATACTTTACAAGAGGTATGATGAGACGTTTTGCACACAGAGGTAGATTCTGGGATCCTGCTGAAAGATATGATATAGGTCTTGGTGATACAGATATGGGTTATTATGTAAGAGCGCTTAATGCACTTAAGCGTAATATGCTTAATCTTAGAAACGGTGCACTATATCTAACTGATGAGGAGAAACAAGCAACATACAGAATGCTTACAGAAGCAGCTCACATATTACTAAACGCTATTCTTATCAGATTGCTATTTGGATTTGACATGGATGATGATGACAAGTATGAGAAGCTTAGACAAAGAAGCGGACCTATGCCTGGACTTATGGTAGATGATGATAACCCAGCTTTCCACTTTGATGGGTTCCTAGCAAACCATGCGTTACTTATCCTACTAAAAACTAGATCAAACGCTGAGTCATGGATACCATTGCCTGGACTAGGACTAGATGACTACTCTCAAAAGCTAGCAGTAACATCTGCAGTTTACGGAACTACCTTTGAGGCATATGTAAAAATATTGACTTCAATTATTCCTACATTAACTGATGACCCATCTGCTTTTTATAAGAGGGATATTGGTCCATACAGTTTCCAAAAAGAGGGTGGTTCAAAACTTGCTAACTACTTCTTTAAATCAATAGGTATCACAGGTAATAACGTAGATCCTAATCTTGCTATTAGAAACTTTGTACAAATTGAGAAAAAGAAAGGTGGGGGAACAGGCTCTATATTAAATAACTTATTGAGTAATTTACCAGGCTTTGATGCATTTGGACAAGAATCATTTAGATCATCACAAACAAATAAAACTAGAAATTAATGAAAAAGTATTCTTACACAGAACTAGAAGCAAAATTTGCAGAACTAGGTTACCAATGGCCAAGCTTACACGTTATTGGTGTGAGGTCTAAGGCTAATGAGAAGAACAAGTTTGATGATACCTTTTACTTAGTGAATGGTCCAATGATGCAAGTATTCTCAGGAACAACTAATCCAGGAACTCACTGGTTAAAGAATTTGCTAAACCCAAAAGGTACAGCAGTGTTAAAACCAGGACAATATGTAGATAGCTGGAAACTAGGTATGCATCAAGGTAAGTACGAGGCATTAGTACAAGCTAAGCCTGTTACCGTATACCGTGATGGAGATAAAGATGATCTAGCTGAAGAGCAAGGTAAAGAAGATACAGGCATGTTTGGAATTAATATTCATAGAGCCAACCCATCAGCCATTTCTAGCATCATAGATAAGTGGTCAGCAGGTTGTCAAGTACTTAATGATCCTAAACAATTTGCTATATTACTTGCAGCTTCTAAAGCTTCTGGTAAAAAAGCATTTACATATACACTACTAAGAGAATTTTAAAATGGAACAGGCATTTATAGAAAGACTTATAGACTTCGGTGCCCTAGGGGTAATGACCTTAGCAATGGGTTTTATCTTATGGCAATATTGGAAAAGAGATAAGGCTGAAAAAGAAAGGTTAATTAAAAGACTAGAAGAGTGCAATGACACTATTAAAGAAATAAAGAAATGAAAAAGTGGGTACTATCTATATTAAGTAAAGACGGAGATCAAAGTTCTAAAAGACTTGTGGGTCTCTACTGTATTATAACAGGGTCTGCTTTAGCATGGATAGCTACGTTCTCAGAATACAAAACCCCGGAGTACATGTATAATACTATTATGTTTATAGGTGGTGGAGTATTTGTAGGCACTATGATAGAGGGCGTATTTACTCAGAAGATGAATATACCAGTTAAACCTAAAGAACAAACAAATGACGCGTCAGCAAATCAAGAAACTGTACAGTGAGATAGCTGTATTAGTTATTATATTTATAATAGGTGGTTCTATAGGTTTGCTTATGTATAAGAATAAAGTAAAGGACCTTCAGATAGAAGAACTCAAGCGTAAGTCTTATGCTGATGATATCAGAGATAGTATTGCTATTGACTCTTTAAAATTTAAGATACTACAAGACAGCCTATATATAGTTGATATTCAGAGAGTTAACCACATAAACACAATAAACCAACAAGATGACAAAGACAAGGGTAACCGGGATATTGTTATTGCTATTATCCCTAACGCAACCGATGAGCAGCGTGACCGTATATGGGCAGCTTACTCCCCAAAGAATTAACTACAATGGTAACAAAGGTATCTTCTTCACAGATAAACAAGAGGAGCTCTTGCTTAAATCTATTGTGGACTACGACTACCTGCAGAAAAGTATTGCAGGTAAAGACAAGATCATTAAGGCCCAAGAACTCCGCATTCTTGATAAGGAGTTTGAGATCAAAACGATGGCTGGATACCTGGATGCAGCAAACCAAAGAACAACAGAGTGCCTTGATAGAAACTTTGTTTTACAATCAGACCTGGTAGGAGTAAGAGACTCGCTAGAGATATCACAAGGTGATCTAGGAGTTGCTAAAAGAAATAATTGGATCTTTGGAGGAATCTCCGTATTTTTATTAAGTATTCTTATAATAACAAACTAAAACTTATATACAATGGCTAAAAATCAAATGCCTGTAGTTACTAACAGACCTAGAAACACAGGACCAACTAACATGAAAAAAGGTGGAACTAACAAGCCTAAAATGGTTATGAAAAAAGGTGGTTCTATGAAAGGTAAAAAGTGCTAATGAGTAACGATTACCAATTTCTCAGAGCTCAAGTAAAAGCTTTTCACCCTCAGTGGTCTGATGAGCAAATTGAAGCTGAGTGTAAAAACATATTAGCCGGTAAAAGCGAGGACGCAGATGACGGCTGCTTATACTGTGGATCTTAAAACTTAATATAATGGCAAAGAAAAAACCCCTTAAGAAATACCAGGCTCAAAATAGTGAGGTAGGTGTTATTGATAAAGCAAAAAGCACTCTAAAAAAGATTGCTACAGCTCCTGCTCCAACAGGTAATGTTAAGTTTAACTTAAAGGCTGATCCTAATGGAAGAGGAGCCGGAACTCCCTATATAGTAGATACTACAGGACTTACTGCAGGTAAACAATCTTTTCCTATGAGATATGGCCCAGGTGTTCCTGCTGCAGGTAAAAGAGTTGGAGATATGACTCCTGAAACTGTAAGAGAAATCCTAGATAGAAATAAAAAAGAAGGCAAGCAAGGTGGTGGTCCTGTTACAGCTATGGACAAGGTTCAGAATCTATATAAAGCAAAACTAACCAAAGGAGGTAAGAAATAATGGCAAAGGTATCAACTATAAAAAGCAATTCCCCTAAGCGTACTAAAGTTAGCCGCCCAGGGGTAATCGCTAAAACAAAAACTAGTCGATCAAAGACTAGTAAGTTGTATAAGAAAGCATATAGATCGCAAGGTAGACCTTGATAAGTTTTTTTGTAGTTTTGTATAATTAGTTGTATATTAGATATATACAACTTTTTTATGCTTATATATCTAGCAACTAATAAAACCAATGGTAAAAAGTACGTTGGTTATACTACATTAACTCTAGAAGAAAGAGTTAAGACACATGTGCGTAAGTCTAAATCTAAGACTCATTACTTTTATCTTTTTAAAAATGCTTTGCGTAAGTATGGTCCTGAGTCTTTTTCATGGGAAGTACTTGAATATTGTACATCAGTTGAAGAATGCTGGGATAAAGAAAAGTATTACATTGAAACAATAAACACTATTTCACCATTAGGTTATAACTTAACAGAGGGTGGTAATGGAGGTATACAATGCGATGAAACTAAACTTAAGATATCCACATCTTTAAAAAAACATTATGCTCAAAACAAACATCCCCTATCCAATCTGACTAAACAAGAAAGGCAAGAAAGAGTTAGAAAGGCATGGGTTACTAAAAAGGAAAAAGGATTTAAAACGTCAAAGGGTTATACTCAATCCGCTGAAAGCTGTAAGAAAATGTCTGACAGCAAAAACAAAAAGAATGCTTTATCTTGGATTAATATTAAGACACAAGAAGAAAAAATGCTATCCTGTACAGAGATGTCTCGCTATACAGGATTAAGCATTTCAACGTTCAATCATATAAAAACGGGTAGAGCTACCTGCACTAAAACAGGATGGCAACTTAAACTCCCAAGACTTTCCTGATATCAGGTTTAAAGTAATTCTTACCCTTAAGGATCTTCCCATCTTCTCGTAGGATGGGTTTTCCATTTTCATCCAGCTTGCTCATGTTGGATCTGTGGATCTCTGTGAAGACTTCTTCAATCCTATCTTGTAAGCCATGCTTAAGAATAGTCCCGTAAATGATATAAAGCTGGTCACCAAGAGCATCTGCAATACCCACCAAGTCATCA